CTACCATCCCAAATCTTTACGCCAGCTGGTGTAAGGCTGGTATCAAGCCATACCTCTCCCGTGCTATTGCCGCTACTGCCGCCTGTAGGTGGCGTGACGTTGGGGGCAGTGGAGCCCACATGCACTGGGCCCACTTTGATGATCGACGCGCCAGTGCTGTCCTTGAAATATAGACCAGGCGATGTGGTGTTTGTATTAAGCGCAATCTGGCCATCGGCAATTGCGGTAGTGGGGCGCTTGTTTGCAGTGCCGCTGCGGATATGCTTATGCGTGGATGCCATTCCCTTAGCTCCGGTAGGACGGGATTACCTAACCAGTCTAATACTCGCCGTCATCAAACACCACATCATAGGTTTCAAATACATCCGTCAGCTCCCGCCATGCCGTGTAATAATGCGGCGGGCCTACCTTTACTAGTACGTCGCCAACTTGGCCGCCGACTGGTATCTTGTCGCCGTTGTAAACAAAATTAGTACGTACCATCGTCCACGGTGCCGACTGTCATGGCGCCAGTGCTATTATCCACCAATACCTCGGTGGACTCCAGCACCGCACCAATCTGGGAAGTGGTGGCAATCTGAGCGCGGCCCCACAGGAGGTTGAGGGCATTCCGCACGGTTGACACGCCGGGCATGTCTGGATCGAAATATGTGCCATCGCAAAGGATGTCGTAATCTCGGAATGTGCCCGCGGCGCCGGACACCACCGCGATCTTGGTCCAGTTAGCACCGGTGCCTTGGCTTAGCACCCAGTCACCAATTGCCAAGGACACCGCAGGCGCTGGAGTCGTGCCAGTGCCAGCAGTGGTACAGATCAGATAGATGCCATTGTTTTGCGGGTTTGGTGCGGTAAGTGATTGGCCAACGGTCAGGCCGCCTTCAGTGCCGTATTGGTTAAGCGATACGACTAGGTTTGTTGTTGCGTTATATGTGCCGCCAAATCGTAGGTTTAGTTGGGTTGGTGTGCCATAACCAACCAGCAGCCAGTAGCCGTTTGGTGTTGGTGATACTGCACCGACCCAGATGTAGGCGGAGCGGTCGGATGGATTGATCCACCATTGGCCTGCAAATTCAGGAGTTGGGGCAGCCTCAGAAACCTGCGCAATGCCGTAGTCACTGAGTTGGCTGGCGCCAACGCTATTGGCGGCTAGAAATGCACCAGAAAATTGACCGGTAGTGATCTTGCTGGCATCTAGGTTTGGTATGTCGCCAGCAATAAGCGCAGTGCCATTGCTTACGTGGCCTTGGCTGTCAATGGTGACCTTGGTATAAGTGCCTGCTGTGGTTGAATTGACGTGATTTAACGCCCCAGCACCAGTTACAGACAGGCCAGTGCCTGGTTTTACTGCGCCATTGGCGCCTGATGTTGCAATTGGTAGGTCGGTGCCAGTTAGTGCGCGGAATGTCGGTGTTGCGGCACTGCCGGTGGTTGGGCCAGCAAATACGGTTGCCGCTGTTTGCGTATCTAGGCCGGTGGTGATCGTGGCGAGGCCAGCGCTGGTTACAGCAGCAGAAAAATTAAGCGGCGTGGAATCAGCAAACGCAAAAGTCTGCACACCAGCCTGTTGCACCCACGATGCGCCAGTCCAGGTGTAGGCAAGGTTTGTGGTGGTATTAACCCATTGCTGGCCGGTAAAATCACCTGATCCAGTTGGTGCATTGCCTGAGACAACAGTGCTGGAGCTGGCTGCAAGCTTGGCGCCAGTTACGGCGCCTGTGCCAAGTTCAGCAGTCGTGATCGCGCCATCTGCAACCTTGGCAGTCGTGATTGCGTTATCGGCAATGGTTGCCGCAAATGAACCGGTGCCACTGCCGGTTACCTCTCCGGTAAGCGCGATGGTTTGATCGCCGGTGTTGCTGCCGCTGCTGGTGCCTGAATGTGTGCCACTGAATGTGCCACTTTGTGTGGCAAGCGTGCCGAGGCCTAGGGTGGTGCGGGCAGTTGCGGCATCAGCATCGTCAATTAAACTGCGGCCAAAGCTAGTTAGGCTTGTGGTTTCATAGGTGTCGCTGGCAGTGGTATAAACGGTTTGGTTTGCGCTAGTCGCCAGACCGGCAATTGATTGCAACCCAGCGTCGTATGCTTGAACGTTTGTGCCAATTGCAACACCTAGATTTGTGCGGGCGGTACCAGCATCGCTAGCGCCTGTGCCTCCATCTGCAACGGCAAGGTCAGTAATACCGCTGATTGAGCCTGCGGTGATAGTCGCATTACCAAGGCTTGACGTAGTGGATGTAAGAGAGCTAATGCCACTGATTGTGCCACCGGTAATGGCAACAGAACTTGCATCCTGAGTGGCAACCGTACCAAGCCCCAAGGTGGTGCGTTGGGCGGATGCATCGGCATCATCCAGCAGTGCGCGGCCTGCTGCAGTGCAGATGATTTCTTCTACAGCGCCAGCGCCAGCAGTGCTGCGACCCAGTAACTTATCGGTGGCGCTTACATTTTGAATCTTGGCATAGGTAACAGCGCTAGCCGCCAACTCAGCAGTGTTAACGGCTGAGTCACCAATGGCGGCATTATCAACTGCACCGGCTTGGAATTTGCCGCTTGTGATCGTGCCATCAGCAATCTTGATTGCCGTGATGGCCGAGTTAGCAATGGCTGCTGTGCCGAGACCGGATGCGTCTACCTTGGCAGTGGTTACGGCATTGGCCGCAAGTTTGCCGGTTGTTACGGCTAGGTCTTCAATGCCTGCTGTGGGTGCGATTACCTGCTGGTAAACGCTGCCGTCATAAATCTTAAGATATTTGGTGCTGCTGCTTACGTGCCCACGACCTTCAAAATTATCTGATGCTGGTTCGGTGGGACCATAGTTGATGCTGCTGTCATTGGCCAACTTGGCGGCAGTGATCGCATCGTCTGCCAGCGCAGTGGTGCCCAGCTTGGTGGCACTTGACTGGTTGAGCTTTACTAGGTCAATGCTGGCGCTGTCGGCTAGAGCCGCCCCAGCTTCAAACAGATCTTTGGCGGTGACCTTCTTGGTTTCACTGGCGCTTATGTCAACGATGGGCAGCACATCAGTGGCTGCTACGTTGGCCTCGCTGAGCTGGGTCAGCTGTGTAATTCTTTGGTCAGCCACCCTAGAAAACTCCGCAGTACAGCAAGGTTGCTTCCATTCTAATCCGTTACCTCTGTCATAAGGAAATCAAGGTTCTGCTGCAGGCGGATACGGTCGGTATCCTCCTTGAGCACATAACCTGATGGTTCGCCTATCAAAAGCTTGATCTCGCCAGTGGTGACAAAATCAATTGCACAGGTTATTGCCTGATCTTGCCTAACCTCAATCCCTGCGCGGGTTATCATAGCGTTAAATTGGTAATAAATATCTTCGGTTTCTTTATATACATCTTGTTGTGTCAGCTGCAAGAAACAATCAAATTCGCTGCCAATATCCGTTCGAGTAATAAGTTGCAGCATGAGCAATGAATTTTCTGTTTGGCCGCTATTTTCGGTGTTAAATAAACAGTCGATGGTGCCTGAACCGCTGATTAAACCGGCGGAATACATCCGTTTAAACTTATCTGACATCGTTGTGGCATCCACCGATTCGCGGTCAGTATTGAATTGATAGCCAGTAACATCACCTAGGACGCGCTCCACTGAGCCGTAAATAAAAATCTCAACTTGGATGCCCGCACCAGCAAAAGCCTCCAGTGGGTACTCTGCATTGCGGTTGTTATTTATGGCGGCGCTAAAAGTTTCAAATAGCCGGATGCCGCCAATTGCATTGATATTGCAGTAGGCAGTGACTGTGTTTTGCGTTGTGCCGCCACCATCTGGCCACGTGGATGTAGGCAAGAAATCAAGACCACGCGCATCGGTGGTGCTAATTACTAATTGATCGCCAGTCAGAATATTATCCGCTGAGCCGTCAAAGCCAAAGCGGTTTAGCGTTGTATTTACGTCTGCGGGTAGCACTGAACTTGTGAATGACCCAGGCGATTTGCGGCGGAGCTTAATCCGCCCATATTGACCTAGGAAAAAAGTCATGCGTCAATCAGTTCACGGAATGGACCATCAACAGTGAACTGGATCGCAACGGATGCCAATTCGCCGGTATTTACCGTCAGTGATGCATTAGTGATGTAAGCGTTGAATGCGATGTCGTCTTTGATGTCACCACCACTGCCTGCGGTATCGCCAACACGAAGAACAATGCCAACGCGGTCGGATTCCACAACGCCAGCAGTGCTGGTCTTCATTACCTTGCCAAGAAACTGATCGAATTGCGTGCCAGGTTCGGTGCTGGTAGTGCCTTCGCGGCGGTAATAAAGCACTGTTGCGCTGCCGGTTGAACTGACGGCACCTGGGGTGTACGACTTAACGGCGGTATCGATTGTGGTGGTTTCAAGCAGTTCTAGCGTGGTCTCCAGTGACCAATCCTTTAGCTTCAGCGCCTGTTCGCTGCTGGCTGGCGTTACGCCGCCAGTGCCAACGGAGGTTAAAAATAGCGCTCCAGTGCGTCCGGTGTAGTAAGCCATTGAATGAGCAAGGCGGTAGGCCTAGTCTACAGCGCCTGTAACAGTGAAGAGCGCATCACTAAAATCAGCAATCAGGCTATTGCCATTGGAATCGCACGGGTAGTTGGCGGCCCGTACCGTGATCTCGCCTTCCTCATCCATTTGCACTTCGGTAACGCGGAAGATCCGTCGTGATGTGACCTCCGTTCCAAGCACAAAAAGCCACCCATCATAGCTGGCAAGTGCTGCTGCAGCATTGGATTGGACTGAGGTTTCGATGCTCACCACGCCATTGCCGCTCTTGTATAGCAGGAATTTATAGGTTGCATCGGGCAGGCTATTGTCTAAGGGAATATTAAGAACACCTGATGGGCCGACTATGCCTGTGCGTGTGCCGTTCCATGCATTTTGGCCAATGTCTAGGTAGATAAATGCGCCGGGCGATATTGAGTCTTGTGTTGGGAACGTGCGGAACTCAACGGCTGTTTTAATGTGGTGCCTGGTATTGCAAAGGAACTTGCCATACAGAACGGCTTGGGCGCGATCTGTTACAAATTGCGAAGTATAGAAAGTTTGGCGGATGGCGTCGGCTTCGGTAATGTCATTCCGTCGCACCTCAATTGTGCGATTAACAGCAAACGTACCATTATTATCGGTATCCCTATAAACGATGGAAGCTATAATATCTTGCACATTAGAGCCGTAATCAATATATTCTTCTTTGTAACTGCCTTCAATTATATTGCCTTGGTTATAAAGTGCG